AACGGGAAACTGAAGAAGGAGAAGAAGAGGAAGGGGCGTCCAGTGAAGACTCCCAAGAATCCGGAAGTGAAGTATCGTAGACAGCTTGATGTTTTAACTAAGCGATTAAGAAAAGACGTAGCTACGCAGATTATTCCTCTTCTGCGTCAGCTACAACCCGAGTATGTGAATGATGCTTATGCTCGTACTTTGGAAGAAGCTTTTAATCGTTTAAGAAGAGCTTATGTTGATATCAATGAGAATGCTCAGATAGTCGCTAACTCTTTTACTACGAACACTAACGATACTAATAAGCGACGCTTCTATTCTGCGATTGAAGAAAGCGTGGGTGTCAACTTACAAAGCGTTATTCAGAATGAAAACCTTGAAGATATACTCGTAGCAACTACTCGTGAAAATGTTAGTCTGATACGCTCTATACCTGAGGAATATTTTAAGAAGATAGAAACTATTGTATTTACTGGAACCACTCAGGGAAACACAGCAGGCTCTATGATTCAACAAATAATGAAGACAGGTCGCTCAACAACAAAGAGAGCTAAGTTAATAGCTAGGGATCAGACTTCAAAATTAAACTCGGCATTAAACCAGCAGCGTCAACAGAATCTAGGAGTAGAAGAGTATATATGGAGAACTGCTGGTGACGATAGAGTTAGGGAATCGCACCGTTCTAAGAATGGTAAAGTCTTTAGATGGGACGACCCTCCTAAAGATACTGGTCATCCAGGTCAGGACATTCAGTGTCGTTGCGTAGCTCAGCCCATTATTAAAGTTTAGTTGTGATGAAAGTTTGGTCTTTACCTTGTTTTTAGACTGAACATAAAATAATATTGAATTTAAACGTAAGGACTAGTAAATGTTTCTAGCAGATAGACTGAAAATAACCACAGAACGTGAATACACTGACGAGGGCTTCCTTAAAGTTCCTGCTCGTATTTCCCGTACAGGTATTCAGGAATATTTAGCTATTGAGATGGGTCTCACTGATAGAGACCCTACCGATGTCGTCAGAGTATATCGCCCAGAAGAAGAGGTGTTTAACGACGAGTCCTTAGTATCTTTCGCTAATAAGCCTGTCACAAATAACCATCCCCCTGAGTTAGTTAGTCCGGATAATTCCAAACAGTTTAGTGTCGGAATGTCCGGACCAGATGTTACTCGGGATGGGATGTTCGCTAAAACAGTCCTACACGTTACCGACGGTGAAGCCATTAAAAGCATAGAAAGCGGTAAGACAGAGCTTTCTAACGGCTACACCGCTGATATCGAGTGGGTCTCAGGAGTTACTCCGGATGGTGAGCAATACGACGCCATTCAGAGGAACATTAAGGGCAATCACATTGCTATCGTTGAACGTGGTCGCGCTGGACCTGCTTGCAGAGTGGCCGACAACTTACCCATAACAGGAGATACAGTCGCTATGGCTAAAATCACCATTGATGGGGTTGACTTTGAGGTATCTGATCAAGCTGCTCAAGCGGTTGGTAAACTGCAAGCACGAGTTTCAGATGCTGAAGAAGAAACCCAAAAGAAGGCTGATGAGCTAGAAGCTAAAGAAGATGAAATGGAAGAAAAGGCTAAAGAGGCCAAGAAAACCGAAGATTCTTTGAAGGCTAAACTAGATGACGCTACATCTAAAATCCCAACTGCCGATACCCTTGACAAACTGGTAACTGATCGTACTGCTGTCGTAGACACAGTTCGTAAAGTAGCTCCAGAAGTTGAGTGGGAAGGTAAAGACGCTGACACTCTTCGTCGCGAAGTGGTTGCTGCTAAGTGCCCTAATGTTCAGTTGGATTCTGTTTCTGCGGATTACATTAACGCTCGTTTCGATATGTTAGTGGAATCTGTTGAAAATAATAGTCAACAACAACTTGACGATGCTATCAGCCAACAGGTTGAGAACAAAGACAAAGGCGTTGACAATCGTCCGGCTGACGTCATCGCCCGTGAAAAGATGATGGCCGATAGTCAAAATGCTTGGAAAGGAGGAGCTAAATAATGAGCGCTCAAACTTCATATGAAATCAAGCAACCTAAAGCCTATGCGGGTTTGGTCTACGCTCAAGCTCCGCACGATATTGTTTCACGTGACGTTGAAACAGTAGCCGGAATTGGTTTTGGTGTTGTCGTTAGTCGTGGTACTGACAAAGAACGTCAAGTGGTAGCTGGAGGTACTGATTTCTTAGGTATCACCATTCGCTCCCTGGATAAAGAAGGTGCTGCGAACACCGGAGCTATTCAGTGGAATGAAAAAGAAGCCGCTGGCATCCTACGTGACGGTTACATCTGGGCGACTTGTCCTTCAGGTTGTAATCCAGGTGATCAAGTAAACTATGTCAATGCGACTGGTGTTCTTGATTCGGGCGCTGCTGTAGCTGGTGAGACTCAGCTAGACGGAGCTCAATGGGAGACTGTTGCCGCCGCTGGTGAGCTGGCAGTTATTCGTATCGACTCTTCAGCAACCACTGCTGGCGCATAAGGGAGAACTGAATAATGAAAAAATTTACTCTTCGTGACGGTTCTACCCTTGCTTTTGACGGCATGATCGGTACTGTAACCGCTAAAGATGGCAAACAAGTTCAACTGGACGGTGCTGTCGTAACTGCTTTGAATAACGGTATTGTCGATGCTGACGGTGCGTTCTTCTTCCAGCGACAGTTGGAGCTTATCAAGGCTCGTAGTTATGATGTTCGTTATGCAGAACTGAAGGCTCGTATGCTGTTCCCTGTTTCCAATGAAGGTGGTCCAGGTATTACCTCTATCACTTATCGTACCTACGACCAATCAGGTGCGGCTAAAATTATCAACGCTTATGCTGATGATTTGCCTCGTGCTGACGTTGCAGGTAAGGAAACAACCATTCCGGTTCGTTCTGTAGGTATTTCATACGGGTATAACCTAGATGAAATTCAAGCCTCTCAGTTGACTGGTGCTGCTCTTGATCAGCGTCGTGCTAATGCTGCTCGTCGTTCCAACGAACAAGTGGTCAACGATGTATCGTTCTTTGGTGACGCTACTAGCGGTCTTCCAGGCTTGTTTAGCAACCCTAACATTCCTACAGGCGCGGTAGTCAATCCAGGTGCTGGTACAGAGTGGGTGAACAAAACTCCTGACGAAATTTTGTTTGACGTCAATGATTTGTTTGCTGACATTTTTGAAACCACTAAGATGGTTGAGCAGGGTAATACTTTGCTTCTTCCACCTAGTCAGTGGTCTTACATTATGTCCACCCCACGTTCTTCTAACAGCGATACAACCATTGCTCAGTATCTGGTGCAGAACAGCCCGTACCTGAACAGCATGGAAGATATCATTCCTGTTAATGAATGTGCTGCTGCGAACAACCCTTTGCTTGCTGCTGACGCTATGGTTGCTTATGACCGTAACCCAGACAAGCTTCAGCTTGAGATTCCTGTAGAATTGGAAATGCTTCCTGTTCAGCAGAAGAACCTTGAGTTTGTTGTTCCTGGACGTTCACGCTTGGGTGGTCTGAATATTTACTACCCTCTTTCACTAGCTATCGCAACGGGGATCTAATCATGGCCGGGATTATGAACCACACTGCACGTCAATTTAATTTGAAGTGCATCACAAAAGGTGGGAGCCGTGTAGTAGTTCGCATTGCTCCTGGATTTAACGTAGTTGAAGATGCTCACTGGCAAGCTTTCGTATCTAAAGACGGTAAGAAAGTAGACCCTTATGTTGCTAGTCTTAAAAAGAAAGGCGACATTGAGTTTGGTTCTAAGATTGATGACATGGAGCTTGAAATGGCTCCTGACACTCAAGCTAAGTCCAAATCTGAACCTATGGCTAAGCTGAAAGAAGAAGCTGATAAAGCTAAAGAAGAAGCTGAGGCTAATAAGGACATTGCTGAAAAAGCTAAAGCCGAGGCTGAAAAAGCTAAGGAAGAAGCTAAGGAAGCTAAAGCCAAAGCTGAAAAAGCCGAACTGGAACTTGCAGAACTTAAAAAGTCTACAGCTTCCAAATAATAAATTGCCTCGGTTTCGGCCGAGGCTCTTTTAAATTGTGCATTTCTATGAGATGCACAATTTAAAAGGGGATAATCCAAATGAGTGAAAGGCCGGATTTAAGAGGTTTATCTAATGTGAACGAATTGTCAGAGACAAGGTTATGGAAGACCTTAGATTCCATAAGCGATAGACTGACAAGTATCGAAAGACAACTCGGTGAAGTTGTTCGCTTAGAAGAACGTGTTAATAATCATGAACAAGCCCTTTCCCGTTACGGTAATAGGTTGGATACCCATGATAGAAGATTGCATGAGACAGAACTTTGGCAAGCGAGCTATGGTGATAAATCATCAGTAGAACGCTTAGTAACAAACGTTCAAGAAGAAGTAGGAAGTCTTAAGAAAAAGGTTGATCAGCTTGAATCTAGTAAAGATATTATCGCTGGTCAGAGAGACATAGGTAAAGAAGTATTGAAATGGTTAGCGGGTATATTGGGCGCAACTCTAGTATATATGCTTACTAAAGGATAAATGAAATGGCGACAGACGTAGCGACTTTTAGAATAAGATTCCCAGAATTCAGCGATGATACTGAATACCCTGATGCTCGTGTTCAGTTATTTCTAGACGATGCTGCAAACTGTTACATGGGAACAGATGAAAATAGATGGTGCGGCAAATATGATTATGCTCAGGCATACTTAGCCGCTCACTTACTAACGGTAGGCACTGGGGCTGAAGCAGGCGATAGTTCAGCCAAGGCCGGACCCATATCTTCTAAGACAGCAGGGGGTGTTTCTGTTAGCCGAGCCGTTGTTGCCAAAGACCGTTCAGATTTAGATGATTTTTATATGGGTACAACATATGGACAACAATTCTTAACTATAAGAAATACTTGTTTCGTAGGTGTTGTAGTGGCTAACTGCTTATGAAGTCAAAAACCAAAGTCATAAAACCTGCTAAGAAGGCTACTAAAGAATTAGAAAAACTAGCCAAGTCTTTAGTCGGCCCTGATTTGGTTAAGGTAGGACTACCTAAAGGTTCCAACGATTATCCAGATGGAACATCAGTAATAATGGTAGGAGCTGTTCATGAATTTGGTAGCCCTGCTAGAAACATACCGCAAAGAAGTTTCTTAAGAGCTACTGTTGAATCAGGTCGTAGGAAATATAGACAGCTCTTCAAAAGGCTGTCTAAGAAGATTGTAGACGGGGAAATTTCTAAGAAAGAAGCGTTAGGTATAATAGGCTTGCAGGTTCAAAGTGATGTGCAAGGAAGAATAACAGATGGTATCGCTCCTGACCTTAAATCTAGAGAAGGTACTCCTTTAATAGATACTGGACATTTGCGCCAATCTATAATTTTTGAGGTTGAAGACTAATGCCTATAAATGTTTCAGAAGCATTGTGTACAGACACTGCTGAAATAGTAACCGTTGAAAGAACAACAGGTGGCTATGTAGATGGTCTTTATGTCAAAAACCCTCCCACCACATTTAAAACTATTTGTAGCGTACAGCAGCCTTCACCTGACGAACTTCAAAATTTACCAGAAGGTGAACGCGATAAAGACATCCGTAAATTTATTTCTAAAAAACCTTTGTTCACAACCAAAGACAGGGATGGAACTATAGCTGACTCTGTCCTATACAAAGGGTTCAAATACAAACTTATATCTAGCGGTGACTGGAATGCTTATGGTCACACCACATCATTCGGAGCTCGTGACCAATGATTTTAGAAGAGACTATAAATAAGCTTATAAGAGACACTGTGGACTTGCTTTTGGCCTCTCCAGGTTATACCATTAAAGCTAAGCAAAAAGACGCACCAAGGCCAACAGGCGACTATGGAGACGTCGATTTTGTCACCGATACCGGAGTAGGGTGGGAACAGTTTAAATATGAAAACAGACAGCAGGATTCAGACTTAGATGGTACTTCTGAAGGTATGCGAGAAATAATGATGTCTGTTAGTTTCTATAGAGATAGCTCTATAGATAACGCCAGAAAGGTTCACCAAGGTTTAGTTCGTGAATCGGTGCAAAGTTTGTTCCGCGCAGGCGGAATAGGTCTTATTCGTAGGTCTGAAGTTAGGCAAATATCTGAAGCTTTAGAAAACGGATGGGAAGAACGTGCTCAGTTAGACGTCTTCCTAAGTGCTGTTGGTACAGATACTGATATCGTCAACTCCATACTTGCTGTGGATATGGCGGGTGAGTATCAGGCTCGCGGCTTAATTTATAACTTCAATATAGAGGTGCAATAACATGACAATCCCAGTTTCTAGTGTGGTTAATGTCAGCATCGCAATCGGTGCTACATTTCCAGCGCGAGCAGGGTTCGGCACTCTTAACATCGTAACTAAGGAAACTGGTGTTATTGGGATTGCTGAGCGTATTCGTTCGTATCAAAACCTAGATGGAGTGACGGCTGACTGGCCTGCTGATTCTGAAGTGGTTAAGGCCGCTACAGCTTATTTCAGCCAGCAACCTAAACCCACTTCTCTAAGAGTATCCACTCGTTATGAAGCTGATCAGTCAGCTCAATTACGAGGCGGTGCTGTAACTGATGCGACGGCCTTACTACTTGTTGCAGATGGTAGCTTTGCTATCAGTATTGACGGTGATGCTCAAGACATCACGGGTCTTGACTTTACTGATACAGAAACAACCCTTGATGATATTGCGGCTTCTATCCAAGCTGCTCTTCAAGCGGTTGCTACTGGTGGCTATACCGCTGCTACTTGTGTTCATGACGGAACTCGTTTCTTTATTGAATCAGGTACTACAGGTGTGTCTTCAACCATTAGTTTCTTGACTCCGGTAAGTCCTGCTACTGGTACTGATATTTCATCATTGCTGCAAATGCAACAAGGTGAAGGTACTAAGGTAGACGGTATCGCAGCAGAAACAATCACAGCTTCTTTAAACGCTATTCAGAACATCAATCCGGATTGGTACGGCCTAATGTTCACTAAAGAAGTTCGTGACCTAGTGACAATCAATTCTGAAAATGCTGTTGAAGCGGCGGCAGACTGGTGTGAAGCAAGGGTTAAAACATTCGTCAATACTTCTAATGATTTGGACGTGCTTGACAGTGTTACTACCAATGACATCGCATCTATATTGAAAGCTAAGAACTTACGTCGAACCATGACCACTTATAGTTCTTTCCCCAATCAGTATCCTTCAGGTAGCATTGTAGGTAGAGCCTTCACTGTAAACTTTAATCAACCCGACAGCACCATTACGTTGAAGTTCAAACAGATGCCTGGAATTACCGTTGAGCAATTGACGCAAAGCCAGAAAGCTGTTCTAGATAGTAAGCGAGCCAATGCTCTGATTGAAGTAGGTTCTAGCGATATGTTTGCTGAATCCTTCATGGCAAATGGTACTTTCTTTGATGAAGTACATGGTGTTGACTGGTTGACAAACGCTATTGAAACTAACGTGTTTGGATATCTACTAACTCGTACCACCAAAGTTCCCTACACTAATAAAGGTGTAGCAGCTATTGAGCAACAGGTTATTAACGCTCTTGATGAGGCGGTTCGTAACGGCTTAATCGCTCCAGGCGAAACTATTGATGGTGAGTTCTTACCTAACGGTTATAAGACAGTAGTTATTCCTGTTGAAGACATTAACCAATCTGACAAAGAAGCTCGTAACTATCCGGGACTCAGCTTTGTGGTATTGGGGGCGGGAGCTATTCATAGCGCCCAAATCAACGGCATATTTGAGCGATAAGGAGATAAACAATGAAAGAGTATAGCTTTTTAGACACCTTACTGCTTGTGAATGGTGTTGAAATTGGGGGTTACGATGAGGGTGACGATACTATTAACTTAGATCGCCTAAACGATTCGGCAGCTCATAAGATCGGTACTGATGGGGAAATGACTGTTTCCATCAGTGCTGACCGTTCAGGTTCAGTAACATTCCGCTTGATGCAAACTTCAGATTCTAACTCATATTTGTCAGGTCTGATCAATGCTCAAGAGAACGGGGCGTTCGTACCTATTTTTGTACAATTTAAAGATACCCGAGGTAATGATTTAGGTTCGGGTACTCAAGGATATATAACTCGCCCTGCTGGTATGACTCGCGGAACTAACGCTAACGGGCAAGAGTGGGTTATTGTTGTTGAGAGACTGGATTTGCTTCACTTAGGCGGAGCATAAAGAGTTCCTTGAGGAGGGTCACACTGTCTTTATGATCCCGGCCTAATTTAGACAGCCTCCTCAAGGACACCTTGGCCGGATTAACTTATATAAACTGGACCGGAGTTTATTATGGCTTGTAGAACAGAAACAAAACCTATTGGTGAAATTGAATACAGCGTCACTCAGTGGCCTGCTGAAAAATCCATGCTTATGAAGTTCCGATTGGCTAAAGTCTTTGGGGCTACCATAACAAGCATCGTAGCAAATCTACCTGATTCTAAGAAGAATACTGATCAAGATGATGCGAAAGCATTGTCGGAAGGGTTTTCAAAAATGTTTGAAAGCAACTCCCCTGAAGAAATCGTATCTTTGATGAAACAATGCGTGGTAGGTGTAGCTAGAGATGGAACTCGTATTACTGACACATCGTTTAACGAACTGTTCAGTGGCGACGACCTAATCGAGGTATATAAAATTTTCATGTTCGTGTTACAGGTGAACTATGGAAATTTGCTCAAAGGCCAGTTGGCAGAACGCCTTCTGGCCAGAGCCAAGGTAAACTTATAGATGAAAAGAAGTTCCCCAATGTTAATTCTTTTCTACATAGGCCGATAATGTGCGAACCGCCTATGTGCTCGTTAAAAGAATTACAAGACGGAACTTATTCTATAGAAGATTTACATATGATGAATGAGTTATTGGATTTAAAAATGTCAATGGCTCCAAAACCTAAAGGTAAAAAGTAATGGCTATAATCGATGAATTGCTAGTCGGCTTAGGGTTTAAATATGACCCTAAAGAGATGTCGCAATTTAAAGACGATGTAGCCAAATCTACAAAGCTTGTTAAAGATTTGGCTAGAGCTGCTGTGACTGGGGCGATAGCCATTACAGGTTTAACCGTAGCTTCCACCCGAGCCTCTGATGAACAGGGTAAATTGGCAGATGAAATAGGCGACACTGTAGAAAATGTCGACGCTTTGCAATTTGCTCTACAGAGGTCAGGAGGTACTGCTGATGGTATGACTTCTTCACTGAGACAACTTTCCATAAGAGCGGCTGAGGCTGCTCGGGGAGTTGGTTCAGGTGTTGAAGCCTTCGGCCTGTTAGGTATATCAGCAACAGATGTTCAAGGAAATCTAAAATCTTCCAGTGATTTAATCCTAGAAATATCACAACGCTTCCAAGGACTAAGTAAATCTCAGCAAATTGAATTAGCTGATAAACTTGGTATCCGTGACTCCATACGTCTACTGCAACAAGGTCCGAGCGCTATTAGAGAATTAACTGCTGAAGCTATGGCTTTAGGGGTTACTACTGAAGAAGACGCCGCGATAGCAGCCGAATTTCAAGATGGTCTAACAGATCTATGGAGAATAACAAAACAAATAACTCGTTCCCTATCTAAAGAGTTAGCTCCTGTTATGAAGGATCTAATCACCGACTTTACAGATTGGTGGAAAGTAAATAGGGAAATCATAGAATTAAAACTACCTGAATGGATTGACAAATTTACAATGTCTGTCAAGCTTCTCACAATAGCCGTGGGAGGGTTTTTAGCATTCAGGTTAGCTGGTCACCTAATAACACTTATAAGTCTTCTAAAGGGTGTTACGGTAGCCACATTAGCAGCAAATGCAGCAGCCTTTTTATTACCCGCTTTAATAGCCTCAGCAGCAGTAGCATTCGTAGCTCTGGCTGAAGACGCTAAGGTATTCTTTGAAGGCGGGGATTCCTTCCTTGGAGATATGATTAAAAGGTTCCCAGAGTGGGAAAATGCTATCACCAATGTTGCAGCCGCTTTAGCAGTGGTATGGGACTTAACTAAAATGATATTTGAAGGTTGGTCTGAACTGCTAGATTTAGATGTGGGTCAATTCTTTAAAGACTTACCTGGATTTTTAGGTGATGTAACTGGTTTAGTTGAAGTGGGTGGCGGAGGTGTTATTCCAGAACTAGGTCAAAGTATTTCTAACACAGCTTCTACAGTTGTTGACAAGATTGACATAGTTGTTCAGGGAGGCGCAGACACTGCTGAAAATATAGCAAATGCTGTATTCAATGTGTTTCAGCAAACTTCACAAGATTTAAATAGCGCGGTGGATCAATAATGGCTTTTGAAAACTTATTTGTAAGAACTAAGAAATCCATAGGTGGTATAGAATTAGACGCTGTTCTTAGTGAAGGTCATAACAATACTGCTAGGATGACTAAAAACCCTATTGAGTTAGGAGCAGACATAACAGATCACGTTATAATAGAACCTAAAATTGTAAACGTAGTAGCTCAAGTCTCTGACACACCTTTAGGTCTAGCGGCATTTGGTCAAATTATAGATTTGGTCACTGGTTTATTTGGTTCTTCAACGGCTGATAACTTGACAAGAAGTAATGCCGCCTATAACGCTATGATTCAAATTATGGAGTTAAGAGAACCTATAGATTTACAGACTAAGTTAGTTTTATATGAAGATATGATATTGACTTCTTTAAATACTGTTCAGGATAAAGATTCTTCCAGGATAGTAGCTATGAATATGACATTTGAAGAAGCTCTTATAACTGAGTCTGAAATCGTACAGTTGGAACCTGCTCAATTGGAAGAAGGTTCAGCTAGGGAACAGGCTTCGTCTGCAGAACAAAAAGGTAGACAGGAACCAGTAACTCCTAATTCGTCTACAAGTTCTTCCGTATTGAAATCAGTAATAGATTGGGTAGGTGGATAATGATAGAGGTTCCTTTAAATTCTAACCCTGAGCAAATCTTTTCTATTACCTTGGAAGGTAATACTTATGATGCTAGGGTAAAACTAAGTTCTAGAACAGGTATATGGAGTCTGTCTTTATCTCAGTCAGGTGTAGATATTGTTTCAGGAGTCAATCTGTTAGGCGGAGTAGATATATTTTCCCAATACAATATTCCTATTTCTAACGCTTATGTTGTAAATTTAGATAATCCTAGACTTGATCCAAATAAATCTAATTTGGGAACTTCTGCCAAATTATTCATACTGACAGATGAGGAGGTATCTGGTGGCTAGACAATATAAAAGAGTCTATGATTTGACCATCATACCTACTGACGGTGAATCTAGAATAATAAGAGAGCTGAGGGTTAATTTCGAAATAACTAAAAGCGTTTTGAGTTTTCCAAACTTAGCTAAGATAGTCATATACAATCCTAATCAAGACACATTATCTTCACTTCAGAAAAAGTTCACCAAGCTGGTATTCAATGCAGGTTATGAAGGAAATAGCCGCTTACTGTTTAAAGGTGAAGTTAGGAATGTTTTTCAAACTAAGGTAGGAGTTGACCGCCTAATAACTATTTATGCAGGCGATGGTGAACGAGATTGGCAGAACGCAACTTTCAACAAAACATTTACTGAAAATATTACTATCAGCAAAGCTATAGAAGAAGTCTTAGCTACATTTAAAGAAGTGACGGTAGGTGTTATTGACGGTATTCCAAACGTAGCTAACAAGCTTAGAGGGCAAACCTTATCAGGCACTTCTAAAGATATACTTGATAATTTTGCAGATGAGTATGGTTTTAATTGGAACATACAAGACGGCGAGGTAATAATAACTCCTGTTGAATCTCCGTTACAAGGTAATGAAGCAGTGTTGGTAAATGCCGCTACAGGTATGATAGGGTCACCGACCGTAACTGAAATAGGCGCAGACGTAACTACTCTGTTGAATCCTAGATTGGTTCCCAATAGTGCTTTCAGAATAGAATCCATAAACGCTGATATACAGTTGGGCAATTTGTTTTTCAGAGATATAAAAAGAACTTCTGCTGAAGGTAACTATAAAGTTCAAGAAGTTACTTTTAGGGGTGATTCTAGAGAAGGAGATTGGCTATCATCTGTGAAAGGGAGGATACTCAATGTCTGATAAATCTAGCCAGTTAGCAACCTTGTCAGCAAATATAAAACAAGGTATAGAAAACAGACTTAAAGAACTACATACTTCAATGCCTGGAATAATCCAGAGTTTTGATGCTGTTTCTCAAACAGCTTCAGTTCAACCTGCTGTCAAAAGAATATTTAAAACTACTGAAGAAGATGTCGAGATACTGACGCCTGTCGATTTACCAATATTGATTAACGTGCCTGTTCACTTCCCGAGGGGAGGTGGTTACTCTATGACATTCCCTGTTAAAAAGGGAGATGAATGTCTATTGGAATTTTGTGAACGGTCTATAGATAATTGGTATAGAACAGGTGAGGTTAAAGAACCGTTAGATAGACGCTTTCATTCTTTGTCAGATGCTACAGCGACTGTCGGTCTTTCATCAAAACCCAATGCAGTTCCAAACTATAGCACCACTAGCGTTCAAATTAAAAAGGACGATGGGAATGCTTCGTTTTCTATTAAGGATGATAACGGAATACGAATGGAGAACTCATCAGGATTTGTAGAACTACAGGCTGACGGAAAGTTCAATATTAACGGCGTCATATTTGATACTCACTTCCATGATCAACCCAATGATTCAGGAGGTAATTCAGAACAACCTACAGGAGGACCTCAATCATGATCGGTAGAGCGTTAGATTCAAACAATGATCTTATCGTAGAAAACGGTCAATTAAAGCTTGTATCTGAAGGTGCTGAAACTGTTCAGCACGTTCGGACAAGATTGTTATTCTATATGGAAGAATGGTTTTTAGATTTACAAGCTGGTACTCCTTATTTCCAAGAAATATTTACAAAGCCTGCGAACTTGGCTAACATAGAATCCATATTTAAATCTAGAATACTAAACACGCCCGGAGTCGAAAGACTGACACAGTTCGCCATGGAATATGAAGGTAATTCCACAAGAAGACTAACTGTATCTTTCTCAGCAGAGACTATATACGGCACATTAGATCAAGAAAAGGTGACTATCAATGGCTGACTTTGGCGTAACAGAAACAGGGTTTAAGCGTAAGCGTTTAGACCAATTATTAGAAGAACTCAATTCCGAAGTCCAAAGTATATTTGGTGAGAACTTTAATGTATCGCCTGAATCACCAGATGGTCAGATAAACGGAACTATATCAGAATCAAATGCTAACCTATGGGAAATAGCAGAAGAATCATACAATGCTTTTAATCCTTCTGCTGTAACAGGTATTACTCAAGACAACCTTTATGAGTTGAACGGTATAACTCGTTTACCAGCCACAAGTTCCTCAGCAGTTTTAACTATTTCAGGAACTCAAAGTACAGTTATCCCTTTAGGTAGCCTGATATCTACTTCTGATACTAATGTTCAGTTTTCTACAGAATCAGAAGTAACTATACCTGTTAGTGGATCTATAACTGTCATAGCTTCAGCAGTAGTTACCGGACCTATTTCTGCACTAGTAGGAACACTAACTGTTATAGATACTCCGATAACAGGATGGGACAGTGTTACCAATTTAGCCGACGCCTTGGTAGGTACTAATGAAGAATCTGATGTTGACTTTAGAGCTAGAAGGGAACAATCTGTAGCCCGTGATGCTCAGGCAATAATAGATGCTATTTTTGCTGAGGTTAGGTCTGTAGCTGGTGTTACTCAGACAACAGTATTGGAAAACGATACAAATACTGGTCCGGATGCAAACGGATTACCTGCTCACTCTGTGCATGTTATAGTAGTTGGCGGGGATGATCAGGACATAGGCGAAGCTATATTTTTGAAGAAGACCTTAGGAGCAACTCCTTTTGGATCAACAACTGTGCAGGTTAATGATGACCAAAGTATACCTCACGATGTATCTTTTTCTAGACCAACTGAGATTGCGATTTATGTGGAAGTAAATTTAACTACTTTCTCAGATTACCCTGTAGACGGAGATGATCAAATAAAACAAGCTATTATCGACTACGCTGAAGGCAATCTAATAACAGGTAGGGGTTTCTTTTTAGGGGACGATGTAATTCATTCTGAAATATACACCCCTATCAATACTATTCAGGGACATACTGTAGATAGTATGTTTATTAAGACTAGTTTTCCTGCTGACCAAACTGCTGATATTCCTATTGCTGTTGATGAAACATCTCAATTCGTAATTGCAAATATAACGGTGAATTCATAATGGCTGAACTTATAAACCATAAAGATCTAGCCGAAAGCAGGCTTGCTACTCAATTTAGAGAAGCTACCAACTTAATAAACTATCTGAAAGCATTGCTTGTTGAAGCAGATAACTTAGAAGAAGTTTTTCAAGACCTATTGAACAAAAGGTGGATAGATACTGCTGAAGGCATTCAATTAGATATCATTGGAGCTATTGTTGGTCAACCTCGTATATTAGTTGATGCCGCTATTCTTTCATATTTTGGTTTTAGTCCTAATCCAGGATCTCAATCGTTTGGTAGTGTTAGCGACCCTAGTATAGGAGGTAGGTTTAGAAATAAAGAAGAGTCTACAACAGGTAATAGAAGATTAACAGATGATGAATATAGGGTTTATATACGAGCTAGAATTGTTAAAAATTCTATAATACCCGCTCTACCTGAGCTACTTTCATTTTTGAAATTCCTATTTGAAGTTGAACAGATTGTAATTATAGACGGCGCTATGCACTATACAGTTCAATTCGGTAGAATCTTAACAGCTAATGAAAAAGCCTTTTTATTGAATACAGATTTAGTTCCAAAGGTTGCGGCTGTAGGCGTTTCGTATCAAGAATACGAAGCTGATTCTGCATTTGGTTTCGGTGGTATTCCCACCAGCAAGGGCTTCGGCTCAGTAAACGATCCATCTATTGGTGGGAAATTTTCATCTATAATATCTTGAGGATATAAGTAATGACTACAAAACCTGATTTGACAAGGGTATGGGCTTCGGGAGCTCCTGGAGGTAATATTGAAGATCCTGATGTTACCGTTCCAGGTAAGTTCGCATCCGGATGGGAAGCAGAAATCCCACCTTTTGAAAACTTCAACTTTCTTCAACAACTATTCACTCAAGGTTTAGCACACGCCAATGAATTCGGTATCATGCAATGGGATACAGATACCGAATATCCTTTAGGCGGTTGGGCTAGATCAACTGTTGATGATGAAGTTTATGTTTCTTTGGTAGCGACTAACCAAGGGGATGAACCTTCTGCTTCACCTACTGAGTGGCAATTACTTAGCGCTGCTTTTGCCTTAACTCCTTCTGAAAAAGTAGAGCTTAAATCAGGTAGAAAAAATAGCCTGATTAATGGTAATTTTGATATATGGCAGTACGGTATAACCAGTGGGCTAGTAACCACTACTTCTGTAAACTATGTCGCTGACCGTTTTTATGTACAAGCAGCAGCAGGTAATATCGGGTTCCGTTACTTACAAGTGAACGCAGCCAATGAGTCTACCTTTGGAGCTCAAGTTATCGTAGATAGTGGATTCGGCAATGGTACAGATTATATTTTTGAGCAGGCTTATGAAACTCAAAACATTCAACAGCATTTAGGTAAAAAGATAACAGTCTCTTTAAGTCATATCGAAGGTTCTTCTTTAAATGCAGACAATTTTAAAGTTCGTGTATTTGCCGGAACAGGTACAGAAAGCCGTAGAGGTCATTCGCCATTTTCAGGTGAAACCATACTAATAGATGAAGACCTAACAGTTTCTACTTCTTCTATTAAGGAAGAATTTACTTCTACTGTTGTAGTACCTACTAATACCACCCAACTAGCAGTTCAGGTGTACTACGATCATGCAGCGGTAAACTCATCAGACAGCAATGACCATTTTCAAGTGGATGACATTCAATTAGAAAATGGTGAATTCGCAACTGAATTTGAGTATTTAGATACTAGTCTTGTTCTATCGCAGTGTAAACGATACGCCGTAGTTTACACTGCAGAAGAAGCTATAGGTACAGGATGGGCGAGGTCTTCAACCAATGGTACAATATATGTCCCGTTAGAAACTGAAATGCGTGTTCCCCCTGCGTCTACTATAGTTACTGCTGCTAATTTTATTGTTGCTAGAACTACTTCGGGAGTCAATATGACTTCTGCTGTTCTTGAACCTACTCATACATATTTAAGCACTAAGATTGTAGCTATGCGGGTTAATGTGGTTGCTGGACTTTCGGCAGGAGATGGTATTGGCTGGAAAGTAGGGGTTTCAGGTTCATTTTTATTAGATGCGGAGTTATAATATGAAAACTTATAGAACTTTAGAAGATGGAAGTTTGTATTGTGAAGGAACGACCATTCCAATAGGACATAGGTTATATGAATACGCTTTGGAATTGGAAGCAAATGGGGAAGCCGAAATATTGCCCTATACGGTTCCGGAACCGACCAAAGAAGAATTGAAGTTAGAAGGTGTTGAGTTCGAAGGTATTATGTGCTCGGCTACTTCTGAAGATATGTGGGGATTAGCTTCAACTAAAGAGTGGATTCGTGCAGGTCAAACCACCAACTTTGAATTCAAAAATGGTAATGTGTTGACACTTAGTAACGATAACATCGATGCGTTCGAAGCTGTCTGGGTTCCATTCCGAGCTAGTTTCTTTTAATAGGAGGCGAGGTATGTCTAGTTCTTTAGAGTATGTGTTGGCGTTGATAGTATCATTAGTTGTTTGGTTCTTATGGTCATTCAGAGGTAAGAGTTTTTCTGAAATTAAATCTTACTTTAAGAGTGACGATGGTTTAGGTGTGCTGAAGGGTATTGTGATCGCAGTCGTGTTTGCTATGGTGCTTGTGATTCTACCTGGATGCTCAGGTACTTACTTTAACGATGCTTCTGTTTACGCTGGTCTTGATTATACCAAGAACCAAAGCCCTCAATGTGAAGACTCTGGTCCAGATAGTCATACCACCAGTAATCTTGGATTGCGAGGTAACATCTACGAATCAGAAGATGGTAAGTTCCGTACGAATGCTAAGTACACTCATCACTCTTGTGCCTTTAGTCCTGACGATGCGAGTTACGACGCAGTCGGTATTGAAATGGAGTATAAGATATGGGATCGTTAAAAGAAAACACCATTAACAAAATCATAGCTGTTGAAGGCGGTTATGCGGATGATCCTGATGACTCAGGCGGTGAAACCAAATTTGGTATCACTGAACAGGTAGCTCGTAAGAACGGTTATCACGGACCGATGGTAGATTTACCTCGTGAGCTTGCGTTTGACATCTATTCAGAACAATACTGGGATAGTCTATGTGGCGATCAACTGGTAGAGCTTTCTGAAGCTATTGCTGAAGAAGTCGTAGATACTGGTGTTAATATGGGTGTCGGTAGAGCTGCTGAGTTCCTTCAGCGTTCTTTGAATGTTTTGAATCGTGGTGGTGACTTGTATGGGGATATAGTTGTTGACCGTGATATCGGTCCGGCAACAATAAGCGCTCTAGCAAGCTATTTAGAACTGCGTGAAGAACGGGCTATGTGTAAGGCGTTAAATTGCCTACAGGGTTCATTCTACATAGAGCTATGTGAGCGTCGTGAAAAAGACGAATCGTTCCTATATGGTTGGTTAAGAAACCGAGTGGGGATATAATGCACCAACTCCTGAATGACTATCGGGTGTTTCCAAGGATAGCTCTGTGCTGGCTCTTATGGGTCGGCACAGACGCCTATCTTTGGGCTAAAGCAAATATTCAGGCAGATGACGCTCAATGGTTTGCGAACTTAACTGTCGGGGCTGTTATATTGGGTCTTTTCGCCTATATGAATACAGGTGCTAAAAGATGATGAATTATATTAAAATCGCTATCGTGATAGCTGCTTTCCTTGCTGGATGGGCTGTTAATGGTTGGCGTATTGGTGAAAACATAGCTGAAGCAGAAGCTCAGCGAGCAAGAGATACCATAGAGATAGAAAGACTTAATACAGAAAAGGCTGACGCTATCTCTGCTCTACACGCTGCTAAAGCTGCTGCTCAAGTAGTTAAAACACGAACTATAACTAAAGAGGTCATAAAATATGTTCAAAGCGATGACGCTGGTAAGTGTGATCTTTCTGATGACTGGGTGCGGATCCACAATGATTCAACGGGAGTGTCCTCAGATACCGAAACCACCGCCGGAACTGATGACACCTCCGGAAGAACTAAAACAGATGTAGACGCATTAGTAACAGTCACTGACAACTATGCTATCTGCCGAGTTAACGCTGCTAGATTAGAAGCCTTGCAAAAATGGGCTGATAGCATAAGTGATTAAGCTAAAGACCTTCTGTATTTCTTCAAAGCTGTTCTGAGGTCATGTTGCTCCCTTGCCCGTTCACCCAAACGGAGCATCATGGCCTCATCTGTAGTACGTTCAGCTATTAAGTGATGTACTCTAACTCTATTACCTTTCACACCTTGTCTATAGATACGACGGAAGAATTGGTCGTATAACTCTAAGTCCCAAGTAAGGCTGAAAAAGCAAACATCATTCCCGCATTCTTGCAGGTTTAGCCCGTGACCCATACTCGCAGGGTGTCCCAATAATATCGGCAGTTTACCAGCGTTCCAATCGGCTTCTATAGCCTTTGCTTGGCTTGGTGACACACCGCTCCCAATATACGGTACATCCTTCCCTAGAAGCTTTCTGAGAGCCTTTAAATCGTGCTTGTAATGGTAAGCAATAAGCAGCGGCTTACCGTTAAGCTCGTCTATTAAATCTCGCAAGGCTTCAATCTTAGCCTTGTGAACATAGATGGCTTTTCTTGTACGTTTGAAAGCCCTGATTTCATCTTCGTCAAGACCTTCAGGCACATCTTCGTAGACATGACCGTTAGCTATCTGATGACATTTAGCACTTGCTTGAGCGGCTGCTTCTGCTGATACTTCCGAACCATCTAATTCTATAAAGAATTCCTTTTCCATCTTCTTATAGTGGGACATAGCTTTAGCAGGTAGCTCAACCCGTATATCGTTGAACAACAGCTCAGGCATATCCAGATAATCATCTGCGGACATTTCAAGAACCATTGGCGCAACCAACTCATGGATCTTTTCTGCTGAGAAATCTTTTATTTCCCAACTATATTTATTCCAGTCGTTAGATTGGAAATACTTCTTACGGAACTCATAGTAGTTTCTACCGAGCGCCTTACCTTCGTCAAGGACATACATTTGCGACCATAGGTCAAGTAAGCTCTTTGGAGCTGGTGTTCCTGTCATTATATGACGACGTTTAAACAGGGGAAGCATATCGCAGACAAAACCAAATCGGGTAGAATCATGGGATTTGAATTTGGTACTTTCATCAATCCATAAACAGTTGAACGGGCATTTCTTACCCTCCTTTAAACCAGCCAGTAATTCGCCGTGAAGCCATTCAAGCCCTTCAGGATTTATAATATATAGGTCTTTCTGTTTACCCCATATAGAGGGTTTAGTGTCTTCATGAAGAATAGTGTGGTTAAGGTTCTTGAAGTTACCCCACTTATCTATCTCTCCAGGCCAAACACTATAGACAACCCGTAAAGGTGCAATCATCAACACACCTTTAATCTGTTCAGCGTATTTCAATATCTTGATAGCGGCTAGGCTGGTTGACGTCTTACCAAGACCAGGATCTAGGAATAGTCCTGAACGAGGGTTAGACAGCAAGAATGAAATAGCTGTCCTTTGATAAGCGTGGGGCTTCCAAACTTTAGTCATACATTTCCTCAAGAACATTATCTAACTTTGAACGCTTGCAGATTCTAACCATGTTAAGGTAGATTTCCTCAGGAGTAGGAGTATAGGATATATTCCAGTCACCACTGATAGAATATGAATTATGAACTACAGAACGCCATAACAGTTCGTCAAGATCATAACCTCTGGAATAGATTAATTCTTTGCGAATGCGCTCATAGCGTAAACGTAACCAGCCGATTTTATTGTAGAAGAATTTGACGTGACCTCTACCTAAGACATACAGGTTAGGGATATCAACGTCATCTGGAGCTTTACCCTGTTCTTGCAGTTTTAGAACTGCTGTAAAGATACGAGGTAGTTCACGGTACTCAGCCATCAGATGCTTATCTGTGAGGTGAGATGGATCAACTAAATTTATGCGTGTCATACTGAGTTCCTGTTTAACTGTTAGGTGAACTCAGTATGGCTTAGTTATTCGTCAAAAGCAAGGAAATTGTCTAGGTGGGATTCTGCTTGACCTTTGGCGTCGCATACATAGTATTCAAAGCCAAACGATTCAAGCATCTTACGAACAAGAACCTGAGCTGGTGAGGGCTTTTTACCTTCACGTTTAAACTCTATGAAGAATATCCGACCACCTTGGCAAATAATAGTTCTGTCAGGAAATCCCTTCTTATTAAGGAATATGAGTTTTAGAGCTTTGCAACCAAGTTTATCAGCATATTTACAAAAAGCCTTTTCAATGTCTACTTCTTTTACTTCGGCTCTTTTAGCTTTGCGCTTGGTAGCTCTTGATAAGAATTCATTAGTATCCATAACGCAAAAAGGCCGAGCGATGCTCAGCCTTTCCGGTGCTATGTGAGAGACCCTTACAGGTCGTCACCGGCTTCTTCAGTTTCAGACTCAGCTTCAACTTCAGGATCTTTAGAAGCATCTGCAAACTTGCGGATAGTGCCAGCCAGTTCAGAAGCAACTTCCATAATGTTATCAGCCAGTTGCTCAACTTCTTCAACCGTACCTTTTTTAAAGGTCGGTAGAACAGTAGCAGTGAGGTCGCGAAGATTACCTTTGATTTCACGAGCTTGCTTACGCGCTTCAGACTTAGCTGTGCGAGCTTGCTTACGCTCTTCTTTAGTAGCGTCAAGCTCTTCACGAAGTGCTTTTTGCTTCTCAGCCAATTCTTTTTTCTGAGCGTTGATTTTCTTCAACTCTTCCATTTTGTTTGACATAGTGTTCACCTATTGTTTGATTAATGATCCCAGCCGTTTAGCTGTTGGAGTAAGTATGGGGCGAACCGTTTTAAAAGTAAACCCCAAATAAAGATTATTTCCATCCCGTGTCTTTTAATATGCGTTTCGCCTCTCTAATATACCAAGGGAAATCCACGTCATCAGGAAACTTATTTGGTAAATCCATAAGAGGAACACCGTTATCTGACTTTGGAACCTTGTTCCCATTAGTATTATAGTATATAGCGTCAAGCTCATACGCCCCGTAATACCACCTAATAGCCTTACCAATAACCTCGCCGTCCTTTACAGCACCCCCATTCACGGTTCTAAGCGTTAAAAACTTGGTGATGTCACTACATGCTCGGATAGTTTCCTCAACGGGCTTACCAGTCTGTAGAAACGCTTTAGCGGCCTCAGTACAAATATCATTACTAGGGTTACTTCTAAGGCTGTAAAAGTGCTCACGCTGGTCAGAATAGGCTCCCTTACCTTTAGTGCTATTTTCTTTAATAGCTATATAGTTATTAACGTCACGACTATTAAGACTTATATAGTCGGCACCTTCCATCTCATAATCGGTTTCAAATTCCCAATCACTAACGATAGATTGAGCGGTAGTTTCTTGCTCTTTAGTCATCTTAGTAACGATACCATCTGTATTCGCACTTACGACAGAAATACCCGCTGCTTCCAAGCGTTCAATCAACATGAGTAAGCTGAGCTGACCTGTCACTGTTACTTGCATCATAAGATCAGGAGAATACAAGCAAGACCATTTGGAACCAAACTTACCAAAGGAACCGTTGATGGTAATTTTAAGACTCTCATTAACTACTTTGTTTCCTTCACGCTTAGCTTTTAAACGTCGCTCAACAATAGAGTTATAGATGTCTAGGAACGGCTCACCGATATGTTTTGGAAATAGCCTGTTATTCAATATTATTCGCGGGTAATAACTAGCCACATCGTAATCGCGCAATATACCGTCTTCATTGGTATGTCGTGTTGATTTTTCACAACTATGAAGACCGCCAGTGCCGACAGTGTATTTAGTATTACCAATAACGAATTGAAGTTTTTTCTTACTATCTGGAAATTCACCTTTGTTCTTACCTGACTTTTTACGGTCAGATTCAACTATTTCAAAGTTGAATTCTACATGACCACTATTGCCGACAACGAATGGGCGAGTGGTATATTGTCTAAATACGTCTTGAAGTATTTCACTTTCAAATACCAAGTTATCAGGAGCTTGGTAATAGTATTCAGTACCGACAGCAACTTTAGGTCGCTTAGGAATGAATCCATATTTTTCTTCCATTTCCTTCTTAATAACTGCTTCGGCAATTTGAGCATCAGACTTAGAACGAACGTCAACACCGTACTCATCACTCATATTGGAACGTAGATCTAATTCGGATTCCAATTGTTTAAACAGTAATTCAGTATCCTCATTATCTATCCCACAATATTCTATCAACGCAGGTCTATCAGAATCAGCTATAGTAGCATCGTGATGAATAGGCAAGTCTTTAAGGCGAGGAGCGTGTATTCTACCGGCATAGATTTTAAGAGTTGCTTTCAGTGGTGCTACTTCTATCAAATCAATATGGTCTATTTTCAATGCTGCGAAACCACATTGTTTTCTAACTTGCCAAGGCTGTAACCCTTTGACACCTTTAGCTTTATCTTCATCTGAAGGAATTATCAGGTTGTTTATTTTCTTCAATGTCTCGTTATTGAAACCAGCACAAGCCGCCTCAATCATAACAATATCGTACTTGTTGCCGTTGAAAGTTATGATTGTATATTTATTAAGAATATGTAGAACGTTCTTAATATTCAGCGGTGAGTCATTAAACTTTTCAAAGTAGATAACTTTACCATCTGTCACTCTCCTGAACATTATCAAGAGATAGTTGCGAAAACACTCTATATCGCATGTTACTAATTTATCGTATTTCATATTAAGCTCCAAAGAACAAAGGCGACCGAAGCCGCCTAACCATTATCGCACACCCTTATTCTCAGTTACAGTATCTTGGTCATTGTATTGACCTTTGACAGCGTAGCTATGTTCTTCAGGAACAGGTTCACACTCCCAGAACACCATTTGCCCTATCTTCATTCCAGGTTTAATTAGAAGAATATGGTTCTGAGTTACGTTCTTAAGCTCAAGTGTCAACTTGGAATTATTCCACCCTGGATCACACCATCCTGCGAGCATGTGTTGTAAGCCAGAACGAGCCAATGAACTTTTCAACTTATACTCAGCCGCGACTGTGTTTGGTAAATTGAAAGTTTCATTACTACTAGCTAAAATAAACTGACCAGGATAAAGACGGAAGCCTTTTTCGTTAATACGATGACGACGTAATTCCAAAGACTGCTTAGCCTGTAAGTCAACAACATATTGCTGGGACATAGGTTTCTCAATAAGAATATCGTCACCAATGGTAATATCAATACTAGCTCCGCTAATATGATCCATTGGAGCGGTAATAATACCAGCTTCAACAAGATTGATAAGTGAGTTGTAAGATAGCAATGACATATTAACCTCGGATGTAATTTTTGTCAGGATCAACATAGTTTGCAGTCGGACCGCATTCAGCTTCGTCAATCATTTCACAAATCAGCTTTTGAGCCGCTTCATACTCGCCGGAACAAATAAGAACAATAAGCTCACGATCATCCTTATGTTCGAACTGACTAGCAAACTTTTCAACCTGCTCTTCAATGGTTTCCAATCCTGGAGGCCAAACATCACGGTCTTCAGCCTTGGAAATATAATGGGCGATTTTACGCAAGTCCTGAAGACCGTTTTTATCACGCCAGCGGGAATACTTGGTGGCACAACCTAACAGATAATGAAGGTTTGCATCGCACACAAAATCCCAATGCTGATAATTGCGCTTGTTGTAGTGGTCGCCACCAATTTGATATTCGTTTACGTCCATTACAGCTCCTCCATTTCTTGAACCAATGCGTGAAATAATTCACCTGCTTTAGTAAAGTGATTAGAACAAACGACAGTGAAACTATCTTGAAAGAACTCACGCCATTTGCGAAAAGGTCTCTTGGCGTTTATGTTACCCATACGAACCTGATGAACACAGAACCACATTCCTTCTAGGGTGTCTGCCATTTTAAGAACCATTTGTTCTTCAGGAGCCAAGTCAAAATGAACGCCGTTTTGTTCCTCCCACCGACGTTCCATCTCATGCAATGTTTTCTTGAGCTCAGGGTTATCCCACTTAACAGGTGCGGGAATATCGCCAATATAATATTCCGCTGCATCGTGAGTTAGAGCTGCTAGAAGCAATGTTTTAGAACCTTCTGGATAAATGTGCTCAACAATAAGTGCAACGCCCCATTGATGTTCGGCTGTCTTTTGTTTGTCAATACCAACATGGTTGTGAAAACGAACCACGTCACCGCTATGAAGTATATTTCTTATATTCATTATTTACGAGCCTCCATACGGTTAGTAAGCCAGTCTTCACACGCCAGTTTCCAATCATCTGCTAAGATGGTGTGAGTATACTTCAAAGCCTGTTCTGGACCATGTTGCTTGTGGATCAGATAGATGCAAAGTACAGGCATGATTAACTGATTAAAATACTGCGATTGCCAGCAACGAAGTTCACCTAGTTCTTCAATACCGAATTGGTCATAAGCGTTAAAGAACTGAAGGATGTCATGTTCAAACGCTGGCATGTCATGCGGCAACATATAAACAGTATTATGAATAGCTTCATCATAAATAGATGAATAACCGTCATAGTTATCTTTCAAGCGATCCCACACAGCACCGCCAGCATCTTCAGTATAAATATGGTAAGAATTGCTGACCTGAGTGTATTCGCCAAGCGGTAGTCCCAGATGAGCTGCGACGTATTCCTGAATCATACTAAACTGAACTACGTTTGCACCGTAAGCACCCCAGATCATATCGTTAGAACGATTGTAGACCGTCATACAGAGCTTGCCGTTACGGATGCGGAACACTAAGGACATATTGCAAGCCTTGTCCTTAGTGGTGTGAACAAGGTCATCCTCATCCCAAATTTGGCAGACGGCTTGACGGCTATTTGGGTCGCGTTCTAATAGTTTTATAACTTCAGACAATTGATCTAAATGAGCGTTACAATTACCATTCCGTAGACGATAACCGTATGGGGCATTGAATACCTGACCGTCGTCGCTATATTCAACCATACGCTTATTGAACTCAGTAAGGAATTTAACATCCTCACGACCAGCTAGAATCCACATAGCTTCCATTAAGTGGAAGAATGGGTTAGCGTCACGAACCTTGCTAATTAACACACGTTCCCATGGATGGCTGTATGTTGTAGCCACTGGTGAAGGAACTTCAATCGTCATACCCGCTCGGCTGTCAATGTGTTCACCGCCATGTTTAATTAGATGGATACCCTGACCCAATGCTTCAATCGCGTTTCTTACATTTAATACTTTCATTTTAATTACCTTTATATTTACGTTTTGAACGACCTGTTCCGTTTGTCACCCGCATGAATTTATCATACTCACAGAAACAATTTTGAAGGTTTTGGAAACATAAGAATTCAAGTATTTCTTCCGGTAACTCAAACTCCAA